ATGACCTTTACAGATATTACTCAAATTATAGCAAATTTAGGGTTTCCTATTGCTGCATGTATAGCGTTGTATATAATGAACACCAAAACAATTAATAAATTAACAGAAGCTGTTGAAGAATTAAAAAAATTAGTGGAGAGGTTGCACAATGAAAATTAAAGATATGTTTAAACTAATAGACGCGGGATTTACAAAAGAAGACATTATAGAAATGTCTAAACCTGTAGAAACGGCATCGGATGTTTCACAGGTAGAGACTGAAACAATAACGCCGGAAGAACCGCATTATGAAAATATGGATTATATAAAAGATTTGCAGAAAAGCATTGATGATTTAAAGAAAACGATTATAGCGACTAATCAGTTAAGGAATTTAGGCGGAGATAAAACAACTACAATAGATGATATAAACGAATATCTTATTAATGGGAGGAAGAAGAAATAATGGCAAGTGTAAATGAGTTGAATTTTAACCAAATTTCAACGGTATTAACGTCAATTGTGGAACAGGCTACAGGCGAAAAGGTTTTGACCCCCACAACTACTGGGGATTTTGTATCGGTAGCTACAACAGCGTTAAAAAATGGAACCGACCCTGTAATGAACGCCATAACGCAGATGGTTAATCGGACAATTTTTTCGATTAGACCCTATTCCGAAAAGTTCCCGGGACTGAGGGTTGACAATGAACGTTGGGGGAATATTAGAAGAAAGCTGAATATTGCTGATGGTGATTATATAGATGATACATCTTTCGCATTGCCTGAAGACGGACAGAGTGTAGACATGTATAAGCTTCGCCGTCCCAATATATTGCAGACAAATTTTTATGGCGCTAATGTGTTTAGTATTGAGCGTTCGTATTTTCGTGAGCAGATAGAATGTGCATTTACGAGCCCTGAAGAGTTGGCAAGTTTTTATTCTATGGTTACCGGAAATATTATGGATATGATAGAGACAGCACATGAAAATCTTAAACGTGCAACTCTTTCTAACCTTATCGGCGGAATTGTGTCCGGCGGGGGTGACGAACAGAACGTTCATTTGCTGACTGAATATAACGCAAAGACCGGCGGGGAATATACAGCGGCAACCATTATGGCTCCGGATGTATACCCCGATTTCATGAAATTTGTATATGCTCGAATAGCAACAGTTTCAGCGCTTCTTACAGAACGTTTACAGCTTCATCATATCAATGTAACTGGTAAAGCAATAACTCGTCATACGCCGTATGAAAACCAGAGACTTTATATGTACGCTCCTACTATGTATGATAGTACGGCACGAGTAATAGCTGATACATATCATGATACGTTTCTCCGTTATGCTGACCATGAAACGGTTAATTTCTGGCAGGCTGTAGACACTCCAGACACTATTAATGTTACACCGTCGTATCTCAAGGCTGACGGAACTATTACTACACCAAGTGATCCGGTGTCGGTTCCGAAGGTGTTAGCTATTCTTTGTGATGAGGAAAGCTGCGGAATGACAGTATGCAATGAATGGAGTGCAACAAGTCCGCTTAATATTTCAGGCGGTTATTATAATGTTGCATGGCATTTTACGGATAGATTTTGGAACGACTTTACCGAAAATGCTGTAGTATTTACAATGGATTAATATTATGAAAGTTACTTTATATTCAGGATTTGGAAAGCGGAATAATTCAACCAAAACACCCCCCACAGAGGGGGTTACATACACCGGAACGCTGAAAGATAATTGTACAATACTAAAACCCATCATTATCTTTCAGGCTGCCGGGGCGGGCGACTATTTCCCTGAAAGCTATAATTACGCTTATATTGATGCTTTTGAGAGATTTTATTTTGTGACGGAATGGGAATGGGCGGAGCGGAATTGGATTGCAACACTTGAAGTTGACCCTCTGGCAACATATAAAGGTGATATTGGAACAGGTACACATTATGTCGAGCGGTGCAGCGGGTCATTTAACGGCAGAATTACAGATACTGTGTATCCGGTCATGACAGACCCCAGTGTTACAATAACTGATATTGATTCTCCATGGATTAATGAAACCTATTATATTGTGGGTATCAGTGGAGGTGGAGGGACAACAGGTATAACCTATTATATTTTTTCATCCTCTCAGTATTCAACATTCATTCAAAATATTTATAATAGTAATTCATGGTGGAACGCTTCAACGGCAGATGTTACTTACGACCCCTCAATATTCAATCCGTTGGACTTTATAAAATCAATTAGGATGTACAGAAGTTCATTTGGCGGAACTGCGGTAGAAAGTGTAAATATGGGATATTGGAGCGTGCCCGCCACATGTCGAATAATATCCGACACACATGCATATTCAAGTGTTCAAAGAACAATCACTTTGCCACAGCATCCGCAAACATCGAGCCGCGGAAGCTATGTAAATTCAGATTTATATACTAAGCGTATATTATCAATTAAGCCTTTTGGTAAGATTCCTTTGGATTGTAGTCTAATCGCTAATGAAACGTCTATTAAAATTTATATTGGTATTGACGCATATTCTGGCCGGGGCTGGTTACGTGTATCTAATGGTTCCAATTCTATGATAATTGCTGAATCAGAGGCACAGGTTGGAGTTGATGTACTTCTTAATGTTCAGGCCGTATCGGAACTTTCACGAGCAACAGCGATAGCCAATTCAGCTTCAAGTATTATTAGCACTTTGACCGGAAACGGTTCAAATATGACTATTGAAACAGGTGTGAGCAACTGGGCGGCAATTGCCGGAGTGCCGCTTATTCGTGAGACCGGAACAGGTGGGGATTTAGCAACATTTTCTTTTGCTGAAAGTAATAGATTATGTTCAGCATTTTATTCAATAGCTGACGAATATAATTCAGAGTTTGGCCGTCCATATTGCGCGCCGGCGGTGTTGAACACTGTAGGAGGTTTTATTAAGTGTGCTAATGCAGAGGTTGAATTCCCGTGTCTCGCACCGGAACGCGCAAAAATTGAAGCGTATTTGAACGGAGGGTTTTTCTATGAATAGTGTGCCGTATTCATACGGTAACATCATGCTTGAAACGGCACCTGTTACGCCGTCAACAATACATGTAACGAATACCGCGTTGTCAGCATTTTTCAGACGTTATTTATTTTCTGATTTATTAAGTGTTTGGGAATGGAAAATCCCGGATAATTGGGATAGCAATTATTTCAAAGCTGTTCTATTCTCATGGGGATATTTTACAATTATTGATACTCCGGCGTTCGGTATAATTCCACAACAGGCGGGATTAAAAGGATATAATGTACAGTATCAACCTACTAACGCTATAATTTCTAATCCGAGAATAAATCAAATACTTGAACCTGTAATCGGTGAAGAATGTGCGGTAATTAGAATACGTCCCGATTACTGCGGAATGCTCGACATTGTAAATTATTACGGTGATATGATGGCGTTAACTGCGGAAACACTTGATACTAATATACTGAATTCAAAACTTGCTTATGTCTTCGCTTCTGATAATAAAGCCGGAGCAGAAACTTTTAAGAAGTTTATGGATAAAATTGCCAGTGGTGAACCTGCGGCTTTTATAGATAAAAATTTATTTGATGAAGAACACAACCCCCACTGGGTAAAGTTTAATAATGAAATTAGAAATAATTTCATAGCCAATGATTTACACGGACTTCTTAAAAATCTATATAATGATTTTCTTAATCGAATAGGAATACCAACTGCCAATACTGATAAAAAAGAACGACTTATAACATCGGAGGTTGAAGCTAATACACAGCAGTCGTTCTCCGCAATGGATATGAGTTTGAAGGAGGTTCAGCGAGGTATTGAGCAGGCTATAGAAATATTCCCTGAACTTGAGGGTAATCTGTCGGTTAAATGGAGGGTAGATGTTAATGGACGCTTGTCTTTCAATAATGGGAATAATCAACTCAACGATTCCGACAACAGCTGACTTTGAGCAGTTGGCTGTTAAATTTAAAAGCTGGTTTAATGTTTCAAGCAGTTGGATGTCAACACAGCTCGCCGGATATATTCTTATAAATACTGCGGAGCTTGAATTCATATTTCCCAACCCTAATTTTGCTGAAATTGCTATTAGTGCATGGGCACAGGTAAATGATGTGAGATTTACGGAATTATATAATACCACTACTACGGAATTCTATAAATCGTTTGAACCTCTTGAAAATTACAATATGGAAGAGACAACTACGCAAGAAGATACTAATACCGGAACTGATACGCATACACACAGTGGAGGGACAACCAATGAAGATAGTATTACGACTAATGATACCGGAACAGTATCCGACAACGGGAATGCCAGTCGTGACGGAACTACTACGCATAAAGTATCGGCATTTAATTCATCAACATTAGCGGATTCGCATAGTGACAATGATAATTTTAGTACTACTTCTACTAATACCAGAACTGACAATTTAACACATACAACCACAGAGGAACACACATTTACAGATACGCAAAAGCTCGATATAAGCAGACGTGATATATTAAATCGTACAGTAACGCTAAGTCGTCACGGAAACATCGGAGTAACTACAAGTCAGCAAATGGCGCAAAGTCAAAGAGACTTAGTTATGTTCGATTTTAATAAATATATATGTGACGAATTTAAAAATGAATTTTGTATTTTGTTATATTAAGAGGTGCCAGAATGTATTACTATCCTTATACAAATTTTCACGACTTAAATTTAGATTGGATAATTGAATATGTAAAATCCGCTAAAAGTGAAATAGAAGATTTAATAAATCAATTTGAAAACTTAATAGTTCAAACAACTGGTGATTCAACAACGCTGGTAATGAGCCAAAACGCTGTAACGGTACAGTTGAATTATTTAAGCTCCAGAATTAACAGTCTTAATACTACAGTCGAGGAATTAACCAATAAAGTCAATCAGGATATAGCTAATCTTGAATCTTTTGAAGGTGAGACGAACTCTAATTTTAATTCTGACAGGTTGAGATTATCAACTATTGAGAACGCTCTTACACGTTTTTATGTTTTTGTTAGACATACTGAAACGGGGAATACTATAAATGTATCGATGACCGATTTACTAAATTACCGAACCAGAGCTAACGTCCGATATTATATACAGGATACTGTCAATAATTTTGTCAGATATGCATATGAATCATATTCGACACAATCAACGAGAATGATGATTCAGACTTTGCCCTTTACTAATGAAAATGCCGTCTATCGTGCAACGATTGACCTTACATCTGGAGCCATAACATATGACAGAATAGGGCTTATATCTGTATCTCAATCATCCGGTACAAGTCAAACATCGGTAATGTCGCAGCGAGCGGTTACGGAAGCGGTGAACAAAACGTCATTATATGTGAAGTTTACTGTAACTCCTGAAACCTCACGTTGTAATTATAGTTTCGCAACAATATCGGAGTATATTGGAAACTCGGTTGTATATTGCGATGTGACGTTTACTTCCACGGGTAAACGTGTTTATTGCTATTTATATTCTAATGATGCTTCTGCAATAACTTTCAGGGGACTTACATCGTATAAAAACGCATCTTCATTTGATATTTCTTTAACCTCAGATGATTCAATTTCATATAACGAGCCAACGTTAGGATATATTTCATACTATCCACACTATGTAATTTCATCTGACGGCGAAACTATTCCATCAGGACAGCTCACTATATTACAAAATATTCTTAACGCAATAGTAGTTAATAATTATTCCCCTCAAATATACTTGAAGATTACTACGGACAAAGTGACTGAACAATTATATGTTGACAGTGCAAATAGCACCGGGTTTGTCCTCCGAAATAATAACTATATTATAACATATACTACCACTCCGTCAGTAACTATAGAACCCGTTGAAAAAGTGTTTACTTCTTCAGCTACAGGATTCGTCAGAATAGCTGAGGGCGTAGTAACAAGATATAACATATTAAAAATAATCGGAACGGATGTCGATTTAACAAATTATTATATTGTTGACGCTGATATTACAAATTTAATAGGTGGAGATTCAACATTAATTTCCGTGTCTCCAGTATCCGGAGTGCCTGTAATATTAATATATACAAATGGCGTGGCATTCTCCGGAAGTTGGACTGTAACGTGTAGACATAAATAAAAGCGGGCTTTGCCCGCTTTATTTTTAAAAATGGACAATATCGTCGTCATTAACAATTGGCCTTTTAGAAGCTGTCTGAGGCTCATCGTCCGTTTCATCCGGCTTGATACCCCGGACTATATAGAGATTATCAATAAATAATCTAAGGTTATAATCTAATGATTTTTTGGGCTTTTCTACGACACCCTCAATAATTACTTCTGCACCTTTAGGAATAAATTGCAGCACATTTTTTAATTGTTCCTTATTACCAATAATATCATAAAATACTGTATTTTTGAATATTTGGCAGGCCAGAGAGTTTGCAACCATAACTTTGGTACTTGTTTTAACCTCGCTCCACTCCTTACACAATCTGCCTTGAATTACTGTTTTGTTATACATTTTCTTTCTCCTTTAATAATTAATATTTATCTATATTTAAAATATAAGATACAAATTAAAATTACCGCAATAATGGTAACTATAAGTAATCGAGCAGCCCAGAATTTCAACATCTCTATCCATGTAAAATTATTTTTCATTTATACACCTCAATACATTTTTATATATTTTAATAGCAATTTTAATAGATAACCCTTTTCCGCTTCGGCTTCGCCGAAATATACAGCATTTACAATACTTCGGTATTTATTGCGGAATACCAAGATGTCATATTCATTAAGCTTAAATTCTTTAGGTGCTCCGCTTTTATGTGTTGACAAGTAGTACGGTTTTTGCCTGGATTTATGCCGGTATACTGTAATTTCACCTATTGTTACAACAGGTATATATTCAGCAAGTGGCCGTGATACATCTAAGAAGCTGTCCATATCCTCAAAAAGATTATCAATCGCTTGATTCGCAAAAGCGGTATCTTTAGTATACTTGTATAGTGCAGTTTTCTTTTTGCGCTCGCTTATTGGCGAATTTAGATATAAAGCTATTAAACGTTCATGTTCTCTGTCTATTTTCAATTCTTTCTTATTACGATACATTTCCATAATTGGACTTATCATATTAAGCGTTAAAAAGTAGTCATTGTTTAAAATTGTAGAATTACATATGCTAATAACGCGGAGTGCCGGGCGGCCCTCTAACTCTCTATTACGATTGATTGTCTCATAAGCATTGAAGAACGTGAAAGCCTCGCCATTCATGCTTTGCCCCTTTAATGTTTGAGGTATCGCTTCGTCCTGTATTATAAAATCGATATCCGTCATATCTCCGCCGCGGAAATTTGCAAAGGTTGATAAGCTCATCATATGTCCAAGACATTCACCCCATGCTTTACCGTCCTCATCAGCATAATAAAAGCTATAACAATCATCGCCATTCGGATAAGGTCTAATGTCTATTCCTTTATCAGTATTTAGTTTTTTAAATACATTGAACGCGTCGGTTGACAGCTTTTTAACTTCAGAAGCTTTACGCCTTAACAGTATAAATTTAGTATGATGATTTAATACTATTGTTTCAAGTATAGTATAAGTCTTTCCGATTCCTCGACCGCCAATTAACCACATAAACGGCAATCCCTTACTTAACAGATATTCAATATCCGGATATCCTGACGGCTGGTATAGTTTACTTTTCTTTACTCTATCCATCGTATCTTTTCCATATCAAAATAATTTTTCCGCAACCATTCAAGTGATGAATTGCTAATACGTTTTAATATATCCTCAACATCTATACTTGTACTGAGCTTATACGTTGTCGGCACAATCGCAACATTAGATGATATGTGTAGATGGTGCCCGTCAATTTTCAAATCTATGTCTGTCTCATTATCATTGTAGATGGCTCTTGTTCCGCCCGCTTTACTCCAAATAAACCCCTCCTTGAATTTCTCAATATCTCCGAGTTCTTCCGCGCCGGACGGAGTAGACCCTTTTCTATTCTTATTGACACCTGCCACAGTCACTTTTAATTCTCCGTCCTTAACCTGGGCGTATTTCTTCGCTCCCAGAGTGACGAATTTTTCGCTTATTCCTTCGTTTTCATATACCCCCATAAAATGTTTACCACCCTTTCTATCGATAGCATTATAGCCCAATTTTTGAGCTTCTGCGACCATGCGTTTATTATAATCTGTCGGAGCATAAATTCCTATATATTTTACACTGTCTGTATCTGCATATACAAAATCTCTTCCGACTAACCACATAAAAACTTTTAAGTCCTGCCGGGCATAAGCTGTAACCCATACACCGACAGCATACGGGAGAAAAGGCGAACGCTTCATTTTAGCAAGCTTCTCCTCTTTTGTGTCTATGAGATAGTATTCGTCAGTTGAAAAAAGATACGCTATATCGTCTTTCAAAGTGTTTTGTACCGTCATACCATACAACGCGTTGATTTTCTTTTTTGACTCTGCGTATGCAATTTTATCTTCTCCGCCTTTCAGCTCTGTCTTTTTTATAAACAAATCAATCACCAGCTTCCTAAATTCGTAGGGCAAATATCGTTTGAGAGACTTATAACATTCTATTATTGTTATATCCTGCAAAGAAATGTTATAATCCTCTAATAAAATCATTAAGTCAATTTCTGTAATAGTTGTCTCCAAACTTTCAGCGTACAATATTCGCCCGTTATCGAGCAAATAGTTTTTTATGTTCCGACACTTACTGAACGATATATACGGTTGATGCCATTTCTTAAGTTCTACATGTTCCAATCGTACACGGAATACGTATCCGAATTTTTCCGAATTTGATAGTATGGTTTTAATATCATCTGTCGTTTCTCTAAACTCGGTCAGCGGAAATTTTTTATTAACCAGTTCGTAAGGATATGAGCTTTCACGGTCATAGCTTCCAACATTATATAATATCTTTCCAACATAGAAACGGTTAGCGTGAGTATCTCCACCTCTAAACGCTTCACGCAAAAGTTCAAACACGTGTAAGGTAGGCACTAAACCGCGTAATATTCCGTTATATGGGAATAACACCTTTTTTGCCATACGCCGGACATATCCAGTTGAAGTATACGGGATTGTGTTTAGTGTGTCGCCATTGGCTTTTAACAATGCTTTTATTGCACATGACAAACCTACAACATCATTTCGCATATAAACTAAATCATCAGCGTCTATCTCTGACCAAGGATATCGCACAATATCATAGTTCATTTCTGTTTTCTGTAATGGTCTTGGAACGTTCATATCTTTCATGAAACGCTCAAGTCCTACCCCTGCGAGCTTATAACTACAACGAAATTCCACTTTATCCCATACGCAATATAGAGGTTCCCTAACATCAACTAAGAAAACATCTTTTCGGTCAAACTCATGGATGCCTTTCAAAAATTGGAATTCATGAGCTAAATTATGAACATATATAATTAATCGTTTCTTCTCCGGAATTATTCGGTTTAATTCGTCAATCACGGTTATAAAATCATCCCAAGTTCGGCCATATATTACAGGCATGCCCCATATATGCAGCTGCCATATATACATAAACGCGTGTGTCTCATCTTTGTATTCAATTTTACTCGTTTCTATATCCCATGACGCTATTAATTCCAGATACTTATTAACCGATTTCGTTAATAATATTTTGGACAGTCTTGTGTTTAGCATCTCCATTAATAAACGCACGTGCAAGCTCCTCCGACGAATATATGTCTATTAGTTTTGTGTTCTTCGCCGAGGCCATAAAATCGGCAAATTTATTATATTTAGAAACTGGAATATTATATCCGTGTTTTTTTAATGTTGCAACACTTTTTCGGCGCACTTCTCTTAGCCCCGCAATACTTGCAAACTTATTTTTATATAAATTCTCCGCAATTTCTCGATAAAATGGTAAATCCTCATCTGATATGTCCTTAGGGGCTTCTAAATCAAATAATCCGCTTTTAAGCACTTTGTCATAATCTGACCATTCCTTAGACGCTGAAAACCTTTGCTCGCGCTTCTTAAGAATATAATACAATCTGCGGTATTCTTGCCTATCTGTCATTAGCGTTATCCTTTGTCATAATATCTATACATTCTTTAACTGCCGACAGCTTCGCTTGATAGATATCAGTTTCTATACTATTCTTGCAGACGCTATAGTGTCGTCGGTACATTATTTCATAATAGTTATACAACTTAATCATTTTGTCTGTTTTTGTCATTGTCTAAAACTTCCCATACTAAAACATTGTAGTCGTCGTCAACTCTACATTTTGCCAGCCCTGACTTACTATTAACACATTCATATATTGAATTTAAGTCCTCTTGATGAATTCCGCCTTTTAAAAAATGAGAGTATATAGCACCGTCTGACGAGCGAAATATTATAACATCATCACCGTTCATAAACTCAATTCTGTGAGGTTCTAATAATACCGTTTTACTTCCTATGATATAATCTTCACATACTTTATTTAATCGGTCGATTTCTTCCCACGTATGAAGCTCAAAGTCATCCTCCATACCTAAAGCGTCTTTAAAGTGTTTGTATTCGTTCATATCTACATCCCCCTTCGTTGATGAATATAGTATAACAAAAAAATATTTCAACGTAAGATATAAATTGTAAATGATTAATACTAATTGTATTGAATTTATGTTAAGATGT